AATATATATTAAAACCTGGTCACATTAGGACAGTAATGGACAGGTTTTTGGCAATATATGGCACTACTTTTTCTTACGTCTTGATCTCTTCTTCTTCTTCTTGAGGTACTTGCCGCGTAAACTTTTTTTTGGCATTAGAATTCCTTATTTTACCAGTGTTCTACTAAGTTAAGTTTTGTGTTCCAGGTATGAGGAGCAATTTGTTTAGAAAAAAGACCGCCATCAGCTAGTCTAAACAAGCCATAATCGCCTTCAGAATCAACTATAGAACCATCAATAGTTAGAAGAAAAGGCAAATGACTTCCTAAACACTTATGAAAAAATTGAGAATATAAATCTGAGCCATCCACCATGGCACCATGACCAGCTCGCATGTTACTTTGAAATAAATCATCATCACTTACATAACTGAGGTTCATATTATACCTCCTTCTCCCATAAGTTCTAGATTGGTATGAGCCTTCATTTTCAATAGCAGAAGTAACTAAAACCCAAGGATTACTTTTTGCCCAGGCAGGAGATCCTAAATAAGAAGTATTGGCAAATGTACTGCCCCCGGAAGATGTGACAATTTTCGTTCCATCATAGTCTATATCAAATCCAAGATTTGCGTCTGGAGAATGTGGAAAATCAATCAGATCTCCCATCAAAACTGCTCCTATCTGAGGTGCTTGACTAAAATTTGAACCAGCTCCATCATCATCTTCGATTGTTATTCTTTTATATTGATTTGTTCCTGTAGTTCCAGGGTCAGTAAAAGATATTAGTGTCCAGCCATTATTTGCTGGATCAATGTACCCAGCAGTAGAATCGGCTGCGGCATTTATTATTTTAGTATGATTACCTGTGGTTGTTACATTGGTGACAGTTGTGACTGTGACAGTGTCACCAGAACCCTCTGTCGTAATACTTTCACTAACAGTAATAGTGTTGTCATCTGGTGTTGATGCGATTGTGAATGTTCCATTATTAGATGTGCTACCCGACATTGTTATCACATTGCCAACAACGAAATCCGCAAAAGAATTGCCACTCGGAACAGCTACAGATTTTGTCCCTCCACCAACAAACGAAACATTCGTTCCCGTATAGGTGGCAAAGTCGGCATTATCAGAATATTCAAATTTAAAAACCGCATCTGCGTATTCAAAATTGTGTCCCAATATAGCTAGAAAACTGGTTTCTGCTACGGTATCCGAAGATGCCCCTGTGTCAATATTTATGCGAAAGGCTTGTGTGCCAACCGCTACTGTTATAAAGTTTGACGGTCTTAAATCAAACAAATCCTCCAATATTCCAGATGATGGCGTTACGGTTGCTGGTGACGTAGCATCGTCAGTTATTGTATAATTAGCGATAGTTCTCTGCCCGGTTGCCAGGTCAAAAGATAATCTGTCCATGTACGCCCTTGGTGTTAAAACTCTATTGTAAGTCATCTCAATTCACTTTCATGCATTTAATGGAACAGCCATGTGGGTTCTTTGCAATATCAGTTATTATGTAAAAATCGCTCGTACCTAAAGCAGTTCCATATATTTTTATTTTAGAATCCCAATTTGAAAAACCTATTATATCTGTGATTTCCAAATGATTGTATTTTGGCATAGCGCAATCAAAACTAATGATAGGATTTCTGTCTTTATAATGGGCCAAGTAAGCGTCCCTTAGATTATCTGCGGTCGTTTCGTCTAAAATACAGTCTGCATCAAGCTCTAATGTTAGTGTATCATTATACCCTGCCACTCCAGTAGCGTTTGATGTTGTGTCTGTGTCGGTTGTCGATTCCATCATTTTATCCCTTGCGTAATCCATCGCGTAATTTATAATGATTTTGTTCCTGACGTTATTTAAGGGTGTGCGGCTAATACCTTTTAGGTTTATATCATGGAAATTAACAGTTGCATCTGCCGCCCATGTATCGGTTGGCAGCAATAATGTCCTAATCTTGAATTTACCAGAGCCAGAAAACCATACAAAACTCATACATTGACGGCAAATCTTAGTTATTAAGTCCTTACTGTTAATAAACTTATACTGAGAAAAGGCGAATTTTATATCTGCGATAGCATCAGCAAACAATAAAGCAATATCTCCCTTTGTTGAATCTGTCTGCGCATTTCCAGCTTCATCAAATGTTTCAATATCAATATCGATCCCCGTTGTACTTGAATCTAAACCCAGCTCCCTCCTTAATATATCTTCGATCATATAAATCGGATTTTCTATCACGGCATTTTCGTTATAATTGGGACTTGGTGCATCTCCATTATTTGCGTCCCTATTATTTGTGCCACCAGCAATATCATCAATCCACGCCCCATACTCCCGACCTTTGCCGCTTATATAGACATAATCAGCAACGTCCGCTGACGTTACCGTGGTTGTTCTGGCAACCTTTTTAGTGAGATTAACACCTTCGTGCCCCTTTGCTTCTCTATAATGAATATTCCCGGCTGTTTGACTTGTCATAACTTCATAATAGTCGGTTACTTGTTTTTCAAAAGTCTGCGAAGGGGTGAATTTTATTTCCAATCCAGCTTGATATATTTCGAGAGTATGATTTGTAGATGTATCTGCCCCGGCGTTTAATTCTAAATGGATAATATCTTCAAGATTCCACTCTTCTTTTTCTGCGGTTGTGTATCCTGCGGAAAGGTCAACAGATTGACTTCCGGCTCCCGTACCCCATGTTAAATTTTGATAATTAGCAGAATTAATGCCGACCTTAAACGAATTTATATCGATCCCGGCACCTCCCGAGTCTGGCGTAAAGTCTTTATATAAAACGGTAAAATTCACGCTTGCTATAGTTCCCAAGTTCGGAGTTTTCGGCACTCTCCAATAGGCATCCACTTGATAACCCTTACTGCCCTGCGAAAGCAACGATCCTGAAGTTGTCACATCGCCATCAACGGTATTTCCAAAATTACTAACATCGCCATCGGTTGAATGGGTCGCTAATGGTATAAATACTCGCCAATCTACACCACTGAAATCGACCCTGTTAGGGGCAACAGCATCTGCATTACTTGCAACGCACTGTAAATAATAACCGTCTTTATACATATATACATTTTCATCGGTTAAATTGTCTACAGTGGCAGAATCAACCCGTGCATAGACTTGTGCGGCTGATACATTCCATTTATCGGTTATAATTGCAGGGAATTTTCCCTTTACAAAATGTTTGTCGTAATTACCCGAAGCTCCGTATGAATTAGCATTTGCTTCAACAGAACAATCTCCATAGAAGATCGGTAGCGGTTTGTTGATGTTTCCTTTTGGTGCGTTCGCATAGGTAGCTGCTGCCACTACGTTTTTAGGAATCTGATTATGGAAAGAAGTGCTATTATCAAGCAGATTAAATTTAATAGCTTTATAGTCGTAATCTATGTTGCCAGAAATGACCCCCTTACCGACCATCCTTGCCGCAGTATCAAAAGTTGAAAGACCATTAGTGTTTTGAAATAGTTCCCACTTTCTGTTGGCGAAGTTTTTTGCTGATAATAGATCGGAAAAACGGCCACCTTGAATACTGTTTTCAGCATTAATTAATGTGACCGACAAATTGCCAACAGATGTAGTAAAATTAAAGAAATCAAGCGATTGCTGATAATCTCCCCATGAAGAAACGAGTCCATGATATACATCAGTGCCATCTACTCTGTGGGCATCGCTTACCCCAATAAAATTTGATGCACTTGTATCGTCATTAAAATATAATTTTAAAACCCAAAATGGAACCGAATGGGCATTTTTTATACTACTGGATAATCCCGAATCAAAACTAAGCATTAAGAGCCCATAGAATTGGCCTTATTTAAGGCAGGAACTAGAGTATTACGAACATAATCATCTTGAACGATTCCACCGCTAATATTAATTGTTACTCCACCGCCCTGGGGGCCATCTATATTGCTATCCACAAGTGGAGTGACTTGCACATGCTCTGGACCGCTACCTTCACCAACCATCATCATTTGCGGTCCCGATGTAACGAAATCAGCACCATGTTTTGCACTCTGCATTGTTTTTAATTGATTTTCTATCACAGATACATTGGCAAGTCCTTGTATTAAAGCGGCTGCCCCAGCTATAGCTCCAAATGGTGGTGGTACTGATTTCAATGCTAGGTTGTATGCTGCATAAGCATTAATTATTGCTTCTGCCTGAGATAATCTTGCTGAAGCCGTTGCCAGTGCCTTACTCTGCGCAAAAAGAGATCCTGTTGCGCCTAATAAACTTGAAACAGCTTTCATCTTTGCATTTTTTAAAAGGTCTTCAAGCTGTATTTGTT